GTCAGAGATACGTCTGGCTGAATAGATTTCCGCAACCCTAACTAGGGCCGGGAGTAGTTAAATCAAAAGCGACTCCGCAAGGACAATCGCAGGAGCAAGAAGTGGACATAACATCAAACGAGGTTCCCGAAGTAGCTATGACCAACACAGTCATACCCCAGACTAATACCGCCAACCTGTCTTTTAGGGATGGCGATTTCGCTGCTGATATGGAAAAGTTAGCCGCGTCGCAGACGATGACAGTAGAAGTACCGACGGAACCCATACAGTTAGGCCAAACGCCGACGATGCCCGCACAACCCGAAACGGCTGCGGTAACAGAAACGGAGAAGGCAAAGACCGAAGTGCCGGAAAAGTTCAAGACGGCTGATGGTGAGGTGGATACAGAAAAACTTAACAAGAGTATTACTAACGTCGATGAGGCGTTGGCTAAATACCTGGAGAAAGAGAAGGAACTTAAACGGAAGATGAATGAAGTGCGCTCACAGGAGAACGCTTACATTACCCCTCCGGTTACCCCTACCCCTACTCCCACTATCCCAGTAAATACCGACTTTGCTAAACGTCTTGAAGAAGACATAGCGAAAGACGGCGCGGGCGTAGTGCTTGCCAAGTTGTTCACAGCGGCGCAGGAAAGCGTTGAAGAGCGTGTGCAGTCTAGGATACAGGCTATTGAATCGCATAACTCCGCCAATACCACTAAAGCACAGGTAGAAGCGATAGGCAAGGCAGACCCTTGGGTATATAGCCCCGAAGGTATGTCAACCCTGACGAATATACTTGATACCCAGCCCTACTTATGGCAGGCCCCCGATCCGTACAAGGCGGCTTACCTCCAGTACAAAGGACAGCAGAGCGCATCCGTTTCAAAGTCTAGTTCGCAGGTTTTAACGACTACTCCCCCGGCTAGGCCAATGGCACCAGTGCCATCAGGTCAGGCGGCGAACCAGACTCCAGCCCAGACTATCGCCCTTAACAGTAAAGAAGCGATAGACACCCATCTCAAAGGACTAACTACTGCACAGCAGGAAGCGTTCTTCAAGAAGGCGGGCTACCCCGGCTTTTAGTCGGGATAAACAGTCGTTGGCAACATAATGGCACAGACAGGTATAGTAGCAAACGATAATCTTCTCATGTCGTACTTTGAGAAGCGGGCGATGGCGGTTCTCCACGATCAGGTAGCCTTCTACCAGATTGCCGAGAAGTTCCCTCTCCCGAAGGGTTCCGGCACTAGCATGACCTTCAATGGTTGGAGGAAGATAGACGCTGCTTCCAGCACTCTGTCCGAATACTCCGCCTCTGCGAATGTCGCTGTTAGGCTCTCTAGCCGCAAAATCAGCGCGACCATTGCTTCTTATGGTCGTTCCATTCAGCTTACCGATACCCTGGAACTTACGAGCATACTGCCCGTAGAGCCGGGTGCGCTTGCTGAACTTGAGCAGTCAGCTGCTCTGTCGGTGGACAACATCATACAGCTTGCGGTGTTCAAGAACGTACTCGTGGGTTCCACGGGCCAGTTCTCAACCACCACCAGCGGTATTCTGTCCGCCTTCCTCTCGGCCCGCGCTTCCTCGCTCTGCGCTAACACCGGAACGACTGGCAACAGCCGTCAGTTCGGCTTCCCCGTGGTATTCGGTACTTCGTGTGTGCGCCTGTCGGCTGTGGCTTCCCCCTCCGCCGGTAACGCCTCCATATCCGCCCGTATGGGTCCGATCGCTATCCGCAAAGCCGTTAGCCGCCTCAAGCGTCTTAACGTCAAGCCGATGGCTTCCGGTTCCTACGTCGGTATAATTCACCCCAATGCTATCTCCACGATGCTCGGCAACGCGGATTACAAGCAGTACATAGTGAATTATGTGGAAGGCCCTCGCGAAACGATGTACAAGCACGTTGTGACCAAGGTTCACGGCGTTGAGTTCATCGAGTCGGCTAACGTTCCGCGCTTCGTAGGTGCGGGTGCGCGTGGTAAGAAAATCAACCTTACCTTCATCTGCGGCAAGGGCGCTGTGGGTGTGACCGAACTTGACGGCGGTGTCAAGATGATAATGAAGCGGCCCGGCCCGTCTTCGACCGACAATCCGTATGACCTGTTCTCCACCCTGGCGTTCAAGGTTCGTGCGGCTGCCGCTGCGCTCAATCCGAGCTGCGGCGTGATCGTAGTAACTAGCGAAGGTCGTGGCGAGGGAGTTTATTAATCCCTAACCTAGTAAAACCCCTCTGCGTCTTAATGGCGCAGGGGGGCTACCAATTTAAAATATAGTTTGGAGGCGGTATGAAAAAAATCCTGTTCATGGTGTTCGCCGTAGGTTTCACGGCATTATTCGCTTCGTTTATCCTTGCCGATACCGGTAGGGAGGGCGCAACCCGTATAGAGCGTGGTTCTTACCCCGAAAGCAGGGTTGTCACCATAGTGGACTCTGCCGCTACCCTGTTTATGCCCCCTAGCGTTAGTCGGCCTGATTCGCTCTGTAAGAACTTCTCCTCTTACACAGTTTACATAGGTTCTAACGCCGCTGGAACTTCACTCGCTGACATAGGTCTTCCTGTAGGTGCTTCCGAATACTTCCGGCTTGATGGTTCCTTTACGGGTTCTATGTACGCCATAGCGGAAGCCGGAGCCACTAACGTTAAGATGCGTTGCCTTGATACCCTTGTTCCGTAAGGAGATAAAATGAAATCTTTAATAATACTGTTTCTATTTAGCCCGTCAGTATGGGCATTGGATGTAAGTCAGGGCAAGGGTTCGCTAGACGGCTCCTATGTGGACTCCCCAACCGAAAGCGTGGCACAGACATTTACGGGTGCTGTCACATTGTCGGGTTCGTCGTTGACTGTGACGGGCAACGGGCAAGTGAACGGCGCACTTGGTGTAGGTGCGGCCCCTGTACATGATTTAAGCGTGTCCGCAGTAGGTCCTACAATTGGAATATATACCACCACAGCCGATGCTGGAGGTCGTAA